CTCTCTGGTAAAACTCAAATAAATTAGTTTATAACAAAAATGTATTCACTACATCAAATGAGTGGCTACTGCGCCCTCATAGTCTTCAATGCTGAATGTGATTACACCATCTTTGGTGTAGTGTTCGCACTTTCCCTGTCTTTCTAGCCCTGTTTTATGGCTATGACATTCTAGGCATAGACTCTGCATTATGTTGCGCGTAAACGCCCTAAATCCAATCTGCTTCCAAGGGAACACATGGTCTACATGGTTAGCGTTTTCTATACGCCCACGCAGTAAACACGCCTGACACAATGGCTGGCGACTTAACTGCACCGCTCTTATCTTGCGCCATTGATTAGTAGAGTAACTGTTATCAGAATCCTTATGCTCAGTATGGTTAAGCCCACCATGCGCCATACAAAATGTATTCAGTTTAGACCGTGGTTCTTTGCATCCTAAATGAGCGCACTTAGTCTGTCTGGGTACAGTAGGCATTACTTTTCTAGTACGGGTTTCCAACTATTACCGAAACCAGCCTGTCTGCGTTCTGCTTGGTCTGGCATACCAGCCCTGTCTACTAGGCGGTCTACCTCTTCATCTTCCATACCGAGGCGCGACTGTATTTCTTCTTTACTTACGCCATCTGCCACAATGCCACGCACAATATTAGCCATAGGCACAATGCCATGCGTACCACGCGCTCTGTTATGTCTGATAGTACTCATTTGCCGATGCACGGGGTCTATGTCTACCACCACAATCGGAACTTGACCCTTAAATCTGTCCATTAATCTTTTGTCTTTGCTTACCGTGTAGCGATGGAAACCATCCACGATAGTGCCATCTGGTAGCGTAACAATGGGCTGTGTCCACCCATCTTCCAGAATAGAAATAATCAACAATTCTAATTCTGGTGGCGCAACCTTATTAGGGTTGTAGTCATTGGGTTTCAATGTTTCACGGGAAACCCACTTAACATTGCTTATAGGTTGTGTTTTAGTATCGTGTGCCATAGTCTTCCTGTGTTACATCTTCCAAGGAAATGCCTAAACTTTTACGCGAGGTAACTGCTTTGCTGTGAATCCCGCCCTTGCGTCTGCCTTTTAAATCTGCACGGTTGGCAATCATTGCAAGCGTTTTCCAATTAAGCCCTGTCTGCAAATCTGGTTCTGTCTCATGTATTGGGCGGTTAGTCTTTGATTGATGCAATTTAATGAGCGTTGCAATATTTCCAGAAACTATTTTTTTTAGGTCTTTGGGATATAAGTCAAGTAATGCGTATGTCCATGTTTTCCAAGTCATGCCCTCTGGTAGCGTCAATTTACCAAAGCCATACAGTTCTGTATTTGCATAGCGACCAGCCGTTGCCGCACCGTGTACGCGACCAATCATTTTGTGCCACAAGTCTTGCCAGCATTGGGCATATATCCATAAACCACGCAACGGCTCTTCACCGTATGGCGGACATACGCGCTGTATATTGGGCGGTACTCCAGCCATAGCCATCAAATCATAAGAACGGTTATAGTCCCATCCAAACATCCTTGGTGCAGTCCATACATCAAAGGTTGTCCAATCGTATATAGGACTGACAGGGTAGTTGTACCCCGCCCTTGGTGCGCTAATCCAATTATTTTTGCTACGCTGTGCAACGCTCTGGTAGCGTCTAAGCGATTCATCTGCGCGGATGCCACGCACATCGGCAACAGACCCGCATTCTGGACCATAAACCATGTGCGCTATGTCAGGCACACTATCGCCCATTTTAAAGCCCTCAATGTGCGTCACCACGCAATCAAATGTTGGCATAGGGCGAACCCATTTATCTTTTTTTGTCTCATCCCAACAATACCAATATGGCTCTTTGCGTGAGCAAGCATTTCTATGCTTAATCTGTACGCATAGCCATTTAAGCCTTACCTCTGGCAAACGCATCACGCGCTCTACATACTCAATGGTTTCTGGATGTATAGCCTCTTCATCCCAAAAATAAACATCTAAAGGCAATTTATTTTTTTCTTTAGCAATTTGTAAGGCTAGATTTAGGCAAACTGTTGAATCTTTACCGCCACTAAAAGAAACAACAACTTTATCGAAATTGTCAAACAAATATCTAAACCGTTCTAGCGCGGCTTCATAGACATTGATTTCCTCTACAAATTGTTTTTTTAATATGCGACTCATTTAATTTTGTATTTTTCTTGTTCTTGCACAACAAAATCAGCAAATTGTTTTCTTGACATGATTTTTTGGTTATAACCCTGTGTTTTAAGCCAATCCTTGGTGCTCGGGTCTTTTAATATTTTGCTGATTTCGCTATGCCAGTAATCAAGTATTTCTGGGCTTGTGCCTTTAGGTGCAAACAATCCCCACCACAATTGGTCAGTTGTAGTTGTAGGTATAACTTTAATTTTTAGTGAATTCATCCATGTCTTGGCTACTGGTTCTGGTGAGTAGGCAATGCTTGTTTCATTTATAAGCACCGATTGCAAGGCTGGCGCACCGCCTTTATACGGTACATGGATTGTCTCGTAGCCCTTGAGCAACTGCGCCATCAGCAAATCAGCAACAGAACCAATCCCATCTGATGCATAAGTAACCGTGTTTTTGCTTGCATAGGCTTTTAATTCTTCAACGGTGTTGGGCGCAAATGCTGGGTTAGCAATTAATACTTCTTTTGCCGTAGCGACAATCACGATTGCATCCAAATTCCAATTAACCGTCATAGGCGGTGTCATGTATGCCCCGACATTTATTGCATTTGGCGTTACATGACCCATAAGCAAGGTTTTACCATCTGGTGCAGATTTGGCAACAAAATCAGTACCAATCATTCCAGATGCGCCAGCCCTGTTGTCTATATAAATTTTGCCATCTAGTTTTGATTCTAGGTATCTAGCAATGATGTCTGTACCACCGCCCACAGGATATGCAACAACAACCCTCACAGGCTGTGCATTTGCAAACAATGAAAATAATAATCCTAAAAATATAAATGCAAACTTAAGCATCTAAATACTCCTTACATATAACCCAAATTGCTTGCCCGCTAGTGTCCAAAAAATTATCTTGCTTGGCTTTACGTAATGCTTTAAACACGACCTCGCGCTGGTCATGGTCTAGCATCAAAGATAGCGGATACATTTCTTGTTCTGGTTTTTCTTTGATTACAGTTGGCTTGTCGCTCATATCCTCATCATCTTCAGCCATGCCATCTAGCCTTGCCAAATCTTTGTCATCCTCAAATCTGGATAAGTCATCAGCACTAAACCCTAGTATGCCAATATCTATATCGGTAGACATTAAGTAATCTAATTCTTCACCTAACATCTGTATATCCCACTCGCTATTTAAAGCAATTTTATTGTCGGCAATGATGTAGGCGCGTTTTTCATCATCGCTCAAATGGGTGAGGTCTATGGTTGGGACTTCTAGCAGATTTAGGTGTTTAGCGGCTTCATATCGCCCGTGTCCAGCGATTATTTCATTATTGCCATCTAGCAATATGGGAGCATTAAAGCCAAATTTTTCTATGCTTTTGGCTATTTGGGATATTTGGTTTTCGCTGTGTTTACGCGAATTTTTGGCGTATGGCGTTAAGTCTTTGATTTTTTTGTATTGTATTTTCAGTTTTGTCATTTTCCTTATATCCATGTGCATAGGCGGCTCGCGCCACCGCTAACGCTTTGGCTTTAGTTGGGAATGGACCTTTGCTTCCCCACATCCAGCCGCCCTTTGTATGTCTTAATGGCATTACTTTAGAAATCTTAACTTATAAAGTGTACTGTCAATCAAACTTGCAATTTCATCTGTGATGTTTTGCAATTCTGTGTCTTGCGGAAAGTTGTACTCATTACGCAAAACCATGACCTCATCTTTTAAGTATGTTAAGTATTCTAATGCGCTTTTGGGCGGTAGCGCATAATCGGCAATAAAATCATGCAATAACCCATATTTGCCTTGAAATGCTTCTACAAAATTATCCACTAAATCGCCAATTTCTGTATAAAACGATTCAAGTGCTTTATGTTCTGAGTAACTCTGCGTTGTCAAATGCAGAATGTGGGCATTTGTAACGCTGTGCAATAAGCACATGGTAAACACCATAACAGGGTCAGATGTAGGTTGTTGGGCTTCTATGCTTGCTCTGAATTTAACCATGTATCACCCCTTGGGATAGGCACACCAGATGCCCATTTGTTTGTGTCTAGCAAAATTCTAACTGTTCTTTGATGCGCCTTCAACCACAATTCCTGACGCTGTGTTTTAGTCAAATTTTTGCCTTGGTCAATTTCATAATGGCAAGTCTGACATAGCGCGGCTACCAGATTATCGTCAGCCTTGATTCCACGCCCTTTGCCACCGCCCCAATTGGTATGCGCGGCTTGCACCCCGTATCCAGCCCCGCAACATTGGCAATCCAATTCTGCTACTGCCCGAAGTAATTTAGGGCTTCTAATATAAGTATGCTTTTTAATCGAAATCACGCTTTTTCCATTGACGCTTTGGTTTTGGCTCAGTCAGCAATATTTCTTGTGTTTTAAAAGTATGGTTATTAAAACACTCACGGGTTCTCAATCCATCTTTAGTGTGCTTAACATCTGTTGGGGCTTGGCATTTAGGACACTTCATAAGTAATCCCATGTTCTGCGCCCCACGCAAGCAACCACTCAACAAATTCTGAGGCTTGCTCTTTGCTAAATCTTCTGGTCTGTGAACCCAATTGCACAATACCCGTGCCGTCTAGATTAGGCAATATGCGGTTGCCGCCCATTTTTGAATCACGCATAAATTGATCTACCAACAATCGTTTCCAACTTTCAGCATCCCATTTAGCCCCCAAATGCTCGGCTTGCTTGGCAATCTCACCAATCATGGCGTGATATTTTTCCTCTTGTTCTCGGCTTTTCGGTGCTTGCTGTATGTCCATTATCAAAGGTCTGCCAGCATCTAAGGCTTGCTTAATCTTTGGAAAAAGCGTATTCCACAATACTGCCGCTTGTTCTGTGGTATTTAACTGGTAACGCATTTCAACATCCTTAATGCCGCTTCTGGGCTATCAATCCTCGCCAAGCCATCACCACACCAGTTGGCAAAAAAGTCTTTCTGAAGGGGCGTAAATTTGCTTTTGGTTGTGCTTTTTATTTCTACAAGGATTGTCCTGTTTTTGTATCCCACTAGCAAATCTACGGGCAAACCAATAATCCATACATAAGCACCAGCCGCCCGTAACGCAGAAACAATCTGTTCTTGGTTTGCATCAACTCTTTTTGCATATCTCATTTATAGGCTTCCATATACATTTCATGAAATCCCCACATTACCAGCCAATCCCACATCATCAATGGGCAGTTATTGACACAAAAGTAATGTGCCATCAATAAACAATATTCTTTAGTTGGCTTTTTAACTCTGGATTTCATGTGTTTTTTTCCTTGAGTTGATAGTCTTTAAAAACAATTCCTTTGCTTGCATCACCTTTCCAGCATTCACTTACCCATCCTCGTTTTCCAGATTTGTAGGTGCGCCAATGTCCACGAACCTGATGGCGGCGTGGTGATGCGTGTGTTCCGCCTTGATAATCATTCTTGGATTTAGGCGGTTCAATTTCCACCGTATGCCAGTCAAAAGTCAAAGCAGGTTTTCCTTTTAATTGCCGTTTTTGATTGATGAAAGTGCGCTTTGGTGTAGGACGATAACCCTGAGATAGGTTGGCAAGTTTTATTAACACTGCAAGTACCATTCGGTGAACAGGTTTAACATCTTCAAGAGTTACTTCTTTGTCCTTCTGATAAATTCTGAACCCTTCTTCGGTAGAAACATAAGCATAGGGAGGAAAATATTTACCACCATGCCACATGGAACAACCGCCCACAGTTACTGAATCGTTGCCTTTCAGAAGCCAAAGGGCAAAGTCTTTTCCCTTCGTATCCAAACCAACAATCCCAGTTCTTTTTGAAGGCAAATTCATCAAAATATCTGCTGGAACTTTAGTTTCAAGTGCGGATTCCATTTGACCGACATCAAACCACAAAGCAGTTTCCGGTTCAGGCGCAAACTTAACGGCTTTGCAAACCAAGGGAGTCATGTGTTCTTCTCCTTGAGTTGAGTCATCGCAAAAACAACCCCAGCACGCCATGCGTGTGCAGTTTGTAGCGCGTAGTCGGAGCGCAGTAAGCCTTGTTCTATGTCCTCATCCGTCAGCCCTACCCATGTGCGTTGTTGTGGTGTGGTGTAGAGAGGTGTTTCTTTTAAAAACACATAGTCACATGTAATGTGCCCACCAAGCGCCCACGCCACAGGCTCTTGCTTCTCTGCCTCTGCGATGGCTTGGCGTAGGGATGTGATGGCTTCATTTTGATAACGCCAAAAATCGTCTTTACCAGCGTCTTCCAACGCCTCAAGTGCCTGTTTCATTGCTTCTATGCTCATTTTTTAATTCCTTGATTTTTTTTGCAATCGAGATACCTAGACCAGCCCACTCTTTCTCTAATTGGCGTGTCATATAACGCGCATGGTCTATTGAACCTTTGTTCATCGCCATCAACGCATAATGTTGGACTAGATGCTCTCTCATGTTGGCATAGTTTGGTAATGTCTCCTGTTGCTTGTAAGGCTTCAATTGTGAGAGCCACGGGCATGGCTTTACCTCTTTTGCATCTGTCAAGTATTTCATGCGCTTGTAATCTATCCATTAAAAAGCATCCTTATTCCACCATTGCGGTTCTTTCGGTTCATTCGGTAACAGGGCGGCTACATCTTTTATCGGGGTTGGCGTGTCGCTTGCCCATGCGTGTTTTGAACACATAGGTCGCCCCATATCCACAGTCCAGCGTTTGCCACAACCCGCTACGGTGCATAGTAGTTTTCTCAAACCATCATCCTCTGGCTCTGATTTTCGTTGCAGTTGATTTTTAAATGACATTTTCACCTTCCATTATCGTAATGACCTTCGACCACTTTTAAAAAATTTGTCGGCAATATAAGCCAATCTAGGCTTGCCTTCCAAACGCGCCCGTTCTTGTTCTGGGTTCTACCGCACAAAAAATCAGACTTGTTTACGCGCTCAAAAAAAGATTTAAATATTTCTATGCCTTCGTACTTATCAGCAAACTTATCAGTAGCGTAGACCTCGCGCCATCGGCTAACCAAATGCTTGCGCCTATTGCCATTCAGCATCATGGCTCTAGGCAAGGATTGGCATTGCGTATGGTAGAGATTTAGCAATTCATCTGCTGGACATGGTATGCGGTCAATAACTGACTTGTCAGTTTTGACAAGCACCGTAGGTGCTATATCTAATGGTTCTTGGTTTATGGTTAGTGGTTCTTGTTTAGGGTTATTTTGGGTTAAGTCTGGGTTTCCCGTGGGTTTCTCTTGGGTTTTTTTAGGTCTGCCACCCTTACTGCCATTGGCTTTCTGTCTCGCCATGTATTCGTGATAACTGGCAATTTCTAAATCTGCTCTGTGATTTTTATAACCGTCATCTGTCAGCGTAAAAAATTCATCAAGCACCGTCTTTACTACTTGAGAATCCAGCCGTAACCTACGGGCTACCCGTGGAATATCCTTGGGTATTGGTTGCTCTGAATCGTAGTAAAAATCAAGAAGTCTGCGATATGCCAAATCTTCCATAAGAGAAAGATGTAGCGTGTTTTTGATGTAATCACCAATGTTGAATTGGTAGTAGTGCATAAGCCACCTTGTCCATCACCTTTGAAAGAAACATCGGCAAGGGAAGGTGGTAACCCCTTTCGGTACGCTCATGACTTCGCACCTAGCCGTGTCTCAAAAATGTTACTCAGTAAACCATTCGGGCTTTAGCAATCTTAATTGCCATTCCCGTGCCTTGGGTACATTCTCGCCCCATTGGGCTACTGCGGCTTGCGTGATGCCGAGCAGTTTTGCCAATTGAACGCCTGAACCCGCTAGTCTGATTGCGTCTTGTGTTTTCATGGGCGAGAGTATAAACGGGCTTAGTGGCTGAAGTACAGGCTTTTTTAATGTAATACCTCTGTTTTCAGTAATTTAAACCTCTGAAAACCACAGCAATATAAATCTGGCTAATACCCCCCAAGTTGTAACGGGTATTAAGTTGGCTTATACTGCCCCCATGCCGTAACGAAACGGTCTTTTAAACCCAAGGAGAGTAATCATGACAACAGTAGGCAAATTCGGAATCGAACTAGAGTGCTTTAATGTGGAGATGAGTACAGTAGTAGGAATGCTCAGAAGCATCGGATTAAATACATATTCATCTGGATATAGCGGTCGCCAATACAGCGTTTGGCAAGTCAAGTCTGACTGCTCAATCCAAGGCGTAAACGGTTTTGAGGTTGTCAGCCCCATACTTGAGGGCGAGGCTGGTTTGGCAGATGTTCAAAAAGTTTGCGATGCCTTAGTCAGTTTGGGCGCACAAGTCAACAAGTCTTGCGGTTTCCACATCCACCACGATGCAACTGGCTGGGGCATCCAAAAATTCCGCAACCTCTTCAAGCGTTTCATCAAGTTTGAAACTGCCCTCGACAGCATCCAACCAGAATCCCGTCGTGGCAACGCTAACCGCTACTGCGGTTCAATCATCAAGACTTTTGCAGAAATCGACAAATGCAACACGCTCAACAAATTGTCTGAGTTGTACGGTAACAGCCGTTACTACAAACTCAATCTGCAATCATTCTTCCGCCAAAACTCTGTCGAGTTCCGCAACCACGCTGGTACGGTAGATGCTGAAAAAGTCATCAACTACATCCGTCTGACAAGCGCAATGGTGGCTGATGCTGATGACAAGACTGCCGTGCAAAACTTCACAAAACCTACAACCGCCAAAGAATCCCTCGACACAATGCTCGCTGGCATGGTTCGCAGAAACCGCATAGCACCCAGAATCGCCAAGTTTTACAAAGCCCGTCAAGTTAAGTTTGCACAAGGAGTAACAGCATGACAAAAAAAATCTATCTATTTAGCGGTGGCGGTTTCGTCATCGCATCTAACCCTGACGAGTTTGTAGACAAAATGAACAAATCTAGTCTTTTCGGCAGTAGCGACTCCGCGCAAGATTTCATGACAAATGTCTCTACGCGCTGTGCGTTACAGAATGGCTCCAAGATTAGCACCCTCACCCCCGAGTGGTTTCTTGAAGACCTCATATCTGCCGAGTTTGTGACCGCCATACCCCTCAACTATTGAAAGTGTAATCATGTACGAATCTGAAATTCTTTATTGCGCCTACGGCAGTAATCTTAATCACGACCAAATGGCTTATAGATGCCCCAATGCGGTGTTTGTAGGCACGGGCGTAGTGCCTAACTATCGTTTAGTATTTCGTGGTGTCGCTGACATTGAATGGGCGCGTGGTCAGCAAGTCCATGTAGGCTTATGGCGCGTGACCGACCAATGCGTAAATGCTCTTGACCGCTATGAGGGCTACCCACACTTGTACGAGCGCGGGGGCATCGAGGTCATTATGTCTGGCAAAAAGAAACCGCGCACCGTTGAAACATTTTTCTATTACATGAATTCTGGTGGTTATGCCGAACCAAGTACAGGCTATTTGAAATCTATTGCAGATGGATATGTAGACTGTGGTTTGCCACTTGAAGACCTAACTAAAGCCATAACGCAAACCGAGAGGCTTTATTGGGAACAGCATGAGTTGACCGCATAAGTTGACTTATCTTATAATTTAACCACGCCCCTATTTCGGGGTCTTTTAAAGGAGAGTAAAAATGTCGCATGAAATTGAAACCAACCAAATTACGGGTAGCCGTGAGATTGCATTTGTAGGCGATACGCCTTGGCATGGCTTGGGTCAGCAATTAACCAAAGATGCGCCCATCGATGTATGGCGCAGAGAAGCGGGGCTAGATTGGACTGCTCAGAGTGCCAAAGTAGCATTTCAGCCATCACCCGAACAGCCGTACCAAGAGATAAACAACAAAGTTGTAATATTTCGCAATGACACATTTGCGCCACTAGGCGTTGTAACTGAAAAATACAAGATACATCAGCCAAACGAAGTATTAGAGTTTTTCAATACGCTGGTGCAATCTGCTGGTTTTTCGCTAGAGGTTGCGGGTGCAATTAAGGGCGGTAAACGCATCTGGGCATTGGCTAATGTCAACAAAGAAGCGGTAGTGCTACATGATGATGCTGTGCGCGGTTATCTGTTACTAAGCACCTCATTTGATGGCTCTACGGCAACCATTGGGCAATTCACTAGCATCCGAGTAGTCTGCAATAACACGCTGTCTGCGGCTGATGCTGAAGACGCGCCAAGTCGCGTAAACCTCACCCACGGCTCGACCTTTGACGCAAGTCTGATGCGTGAGCGTTTAGGCTTGGTTGTCTCAGGCTTCGAAGGCATGATGGATAAATACCGCGCACTTGCACGGGCTGGAGTAGGCGAGAACTACGCCAAGACATTTGCCGACAAACTTTTCCCACCCGCCTATAACCACCAACTCAACGCATACAAGCCATCACGGGGCTTTAAGCGCGTAATGGAGTTATTTGATGGTGCTGGTATGGGCGCATCAAATCACGGGGTTTATGGCACTAAATGGGGTCTGCTCAATGCCGTCACGCAATACATAGACCATGAGCGCGGACACAATGTCGATACCCGCATGAACAATGCATGGTTTGGGCAAGGCAACCGCATCAAAGCACAAGCAGAGGAACTGCTATTGGCTAATTAAGGGTATATCCCTACTAATAGCCCGATAGTGTGGCTATTAGTAGGCTTATAATAAGCATACGCCCTAGCACTTCGCACGGGGTCTTTTTGAAAGGTGTTGTATGAAAAAATACAAATTAGATGTGCCTAATGATGTCGATATAGATAAAAGTATATTTAGCACTTCAGTAGGTTATATCCTTAATCTTCCGCATGGCTTTAGATTTGATGATGAAGTAGTCCATGTGCGCGGCTTTGATTCAATGGCAGAACTCAGGCAAGCCGCCAAAAACGATGTGATTCCCTGTGACTGCAAAAGTTGCAAAGAAGGTTTAATGAATCTACGCATCAAACAAAGATTGGGTTACAAATGAAAGAACCTGATTTTGACATCAAGACTATTTGGCATAGTAGCAAATCCAACAAGCGTCACCCTGTTTTAATTACCGCAGAATTTGCGGATGATTCTGACGATTGGGATTCGCATCCAACATACATAGCAGAACTATCAATTTTCTGGGATGGCGAAAACATTTATAGCCTTGTCCCACAAGAAGATTTAGACGAATTAGCGGATGAAATTAAAGACGCTTATGAATCCTATGTATCCCTACAAAAGCAATGGAATGAGACAGATTTCATTGAACCTAAACACATCACCTCTTGGAGTTTTTAACATGAAACATCACGACTATTTGCAACACGCTATTGATGGTCCACATACCAATGAGCATCCAACAAAAATTGACTTAGTTCTGCTCTGGCTGTCTGGCTTTGTGGCTGGATTTTTATTTGCACTTTTTACAACGGGGAATTAATGGAAACTGATATTAAAAAAACCTATGCTGAATCTGTGCAATGGGCAAGAGATTTTGCAGAAACTAAATGCCCGTACAACATCTATGAGCAACTACTGTTACGCATAGAGTGTCTTGAGGGTTTGTTAAAAACAAGTATGTATTACTTGGCTAATGCAGAAGAAAGTGCAAGGAAAAAATAATGGCGCACTTTATTGGATGGATGTGTTTCTTTGCATGGCTGACGCACATCTTCTACTGCTTTAGCCATACGCTCTGGGGCTTTTTAGTCGCTGGTGCGCTGTTTTTCCCGATTGGAATTCTCCACGGGTTTTATGTCTGGTTTTTTTGAAAGGTAATTTATGCAGAAAATAGCAACCGCGCTGGTCAACGCACAAAAGGCATTTCAGCCCGCTTTAAAGACCTCTCTGAACCCGCATTTCCGTAGCAAGTACGCAGACCTATCCGCTTGCGTTGAGGCTGTCATTGATGCGTTAAATCAGAATGGCATCTACCTCTTGCAAAAGAATTATGACTGCCCCGATGGGGTAATGGTGGAAACCGTGTTTGTGCATGAATCTGGGGAAATGCTGGAATGTGGGATTGTGCATTTTCCAGCCACTAAAAAGGACAGTCAGGGCTACGCTAGTGCTTTGACCTATGCCCGTAGGTATAGCCTTATGAGTGCCTGTGGAATCGCGCCAGAGGATGATGATGGCAATGCGGCAAGCAAGTCCGTACCGCGCATAACCCCGACACGCGCAGAATCAGAAATAAGTGAAAAACGCCTGTCTGTCCTGACAGATGTGGCAGAGGCAATCAAAGAACGCATGGCACAAGATGATGTGATTGGTGCGTTTGATGAGGCAAACGGCATCACCGATGTTGAGGAAAAAGTCGCGCTATGGTCAATGCTAGACAGCAAAACCCGTAGCGCAATCAAGAAACAGGCAGAACTCTCTAAGGAAACAAAATGAGAAAATTTGATATTAAATACGCTTTCCGCAAGTACGAATCCCAAGGTCAGCAAAAAACCTATTGGACTACCCACGGCACATTGTGGGTAGATGATGGGGGGAAAATGAAAATAAAGATGGATTCTGTGCCAGTTGTGGATGGATACGATGGCTGGTTTCAAATCTTTGAGCAACAGACACCAGAGCAACGCGCACAACGGCAAGCCCCGCGCAATCTGCCCAACGATGATGAAGATGTACCGTTCTGAGAAAACCTACGCAGAACGCAAACAGGATTGGTGGAAATGGCATTGCGCCAATCCTGATGTTTGGTTATATTTTGAACGGTTTTCGCTTGAGGCTATCAGTAGGGGCAGAACAAAAATAAGCCATTGGTTAATAATCAATCGCATACGATGGGAAGTCAATATTGTGACCACAGGCGAAGATTTCAAAATTTCCAACGACTATATTGCTTTCTATGCGCGTCTTTGGAACGCAAGATATCCACAATACAAGAACCTTTTTACGATTAAAAAAATGATTGGAGAGGTATGCGCCAACCCGTAGGAATATCTGCCCCGTATCGCTATGCCACGGCTGAAGAAGTTGAGGCTTTTAACGACATAGAAAGGCGCAGTAAAGTCAAACAAGAAATTCTGATGCACCCATCCAAGGAAACCAAGTTGCTTGCAGAAGTAGCGCAACTAACAGAAATGGTCAGAGTTTTATCTGCGCGTGTCGCAGAATTGGAGACTAAGCAATGATTGAAAGCATCCTTACTTTATTTGTACTTTTGCTCTCTGGTTTTTGCATAGGCATAGGCGTGATTATCGCTGTGCTATGGTTTAGCGTAGACAAAGATTAAAAGTGCTTGTCGTATTCCTCTTTTGACAATAGCCCACTTACATATTTGCCCTGTGGTCTAAAGATAGTCAACTTTTGACCTCGCATTTCAGGCGCAAAACTGATGTGTGTCCAAGTAGCGTATTCGTGAATCATTTGGTCAAACTGTATGCCAGATGCCTCAATAGCCTTGCAGACTGCCAAGGGATTGCCAAAATCTTTACAGACAAAATCAATAGCCCATCCATCCATGTGGCTGGATATCTTAGAGCCACCAACCGCGACATTGACCTCTGGTAGCCGTAGCCATGAATTAACATGAATAGACTTGCCCAATAGGGCGCGTACTTTTTCCATGCCCTCAGAGGCTTTTTTCATGTTTTCCAGTTGTGCATCTGATGGCTGATTGCTAATGCCAAGCCGTGTGGCTGTCTCAGAAAATGTTGCTTCTTCTAGCGTGAAATGCTCACTCAGTTTTGTCATTGTTTTCCCCAATCTTAATTCCAGTTATAAGCCCGATAAAGCCACCGACAATTGTTTGAAATGCTGGACCAATAATGTCAAACACAATTTTGTCATCAACAGTTGGGTCAAGCAAAGCAATTACGAACATCACAACCATTGAAACAACAACCGCCACAAGGGAACTGGTTGCCGCTACTACGCAAAAATTCTTTAAATTAATCATTTCATTCCCTTCATCATTTCCTCAGTTTTAGCCTTACTACCAGCAGAACTGCCACGATGAAAATTCACCACCGTACCCGTCAAAGTCCACAAAGAACCTAGCGCGGTAAACGCCATGCTTTTGTTCTGTTCTGGCACACCAATAATAAACACCACAAATGTCATAAGCAAAGAACCAGCAATAATTGCCACATCTATGACATAGGCAATGTTTTTTGCAAGCCATGATGCAGTAGCGGAGTTCTGTATTTCAGAATTCATTTTTCTAGCATCCGCAGTATTGCTCGCGTCAATCTTTGCCATTTCCAATTCTAGTTCTGCTAGTTTTTGCGTTGCCTGTGGGTCACCAGCAATAGCCTTTGCAACCGATTCAACGCTATCAGACACGCCAAACTTAGAAGCCAAAGCGGTAACAACAGCCCCGCCCATAGGACCAGCGACAGCAGTTGCCAATGTGGGCGCAACGCCTTTGAGTAAATTAAATATTTCATTCATGCCTTTTCCTTTAACTCTTGTTTAAGTTTCCGCAATTCTTTTATTTCTTTTTTTAATTGCGCCTTCATGTAAAGGGTTTCTATGTAGGCAATGCTGGTTGTGGCAACAATGATGCACAGAGCCACCGCGCTTAAAATCCACCCAACAAACCGCGCAGTTGCCACATCAGCCACCCAAAAATTAAAGATATAAATACCACGGCTATCACCCCACTTGTAATTTCTATAACTCTAATATCTTGTTGTTCTTGTTGCCATCTAGCCAGACGCGCTTTGCGTATCATTTCTGACCTAGCCCAAGCCTGTTCTTGCTCAATTTTGGCATACATTTTTAAAAAACGACTGTACAAATCTTTTAATTCGGCTGGTGCATAGACCATCGCTTCTCTGACTTGTTCCATCAATTTTTCCATCTGCAACTCAATCAATGCCCTCTCAATCGCTTTTTTTGATGTGTTCTGTGTAGGGTCGTAATTGGTCTTGCTGGTTTCTTCTAGTTCTATGTAGTGATTTGTAATTGCCTGTTGTGCGTCAAACAGCACCCCTAGCCTCTCGCCAATCTCCCGAATAAGATTAAGTTCCATCTCCTCGTAGGATTGTTGGATGGCTTTGGCTTTCTTTTGCGCCACAGGCTTTGGCGTATCAACAGGCTTGCTTTTCTTAAATAAGCCGACAAACCAGTTCCAAATTCCCTGTATTGCTTTGACATCTTCTAATACGCCTTGGACTGTGGACTTGGCATTTTCCAGTTCCATACGCCCTTGATGAAGCATATCGCACCCTTGCTTGATAAAGCCGACCGCGCTTTGGGCAAGCAATAGCAAGGAAAAAGGGTCAATGTTTTACCTCTTTATAGATGTGATAGACCTTCTGCACAATGAGCAAACAAGTGTAGATAAGCGTAGCCCAGACCAGCACATCCGACACGGGATAGCCAAAAATAGATGCCAACGATACGCTAACAGGCGGGGCTGACTTAACCGCTATCGCTGTAACTGTTTCGTTGTTGTCAGTCATTTTTTCCCCACTATTTGATTGGGGAAAGTATATCAAAGACACTTAAATACTTCATGCGCTGGCACAAAAGTTTCCTTATTGTGGTCATACGCTTCCCACCACAGGAATTGATTGTTTACCAGATACTTACGGTCTTTAAGTAGGTTTATATTTTCTGGATGCCCGTATATCAAAGGGTCGCTGACTGACCATAGCACAATGCCTTTCTTGCCCTCTATCCAGCCTAGATGCTGGAAAAAACTGTCGCATGAAATCCATGTACGGCACTCGCGCAATAGTTCTTTAAGTTGGCTTATCGGCAAGCCTTTTCTAAAATCAGGCACTAATTGCTTTTCGCCTTCAACGCCTATTTGCACAATAGGTTCTTTAATCATGCTTATTAATTCTTCCCAAAATGGATAGTTTTTTGGGTTTTCTTTTCCATTGTTTAACTGGCGCGAGTATGGGGAAATAATAATCATAAATACATCTTTTCAAATGCTTTTTCCAGACTGTCTGTCCATTTCCATTTGTCCATTTGGGCATAGATATTCCATTGTTCTAGGCTACCAAATCTAGCCCTAGCCTCTGCAATAGATAAACCTTCTACTACCTCTGGATAGCAAGTAAACACAATAGGATTTTTAATTTTAGGCAAAACCTTGGAAAACACAATATGGTCACCCAGACCACAATTAAGGACAACTATTGTCTTGTCTTTAAACTTTACATGATTGCGGAAAATCTGCTCATCATGTTCATACATTTCACGGTTTGTTTCGCTTCTAATACCGCCATTAGGATTTTTCAAATGCCAGCAAATAGCATTGCTGACTGCATATATGTCATAGCCCTTTTGATACAACCCATAGGTAAATAGCGTTTCCTCTCTATGCGCGACCCGTGACAGTTCTAGGTTGTAATCATGGACACCAGCCCGATACAGAAATGAACAATGCAAATGCTCTACTTTTTTATATCCATCAATCATTCCCCATTGAATGTTAGGTTCTAGGTCTATCAAATCTACCGTGCCAGATACCCGCGATGTGTCCATGATTGGCGGGGTAAGGATAGAGCCACCTACCGCGCCCACATTTTCAAAAAAGGTTGTGAATGTGTATAAACGCGCAAGCACATTGGGTTCTGGGATTGCATCATCATCTACGCGCCAAACCCATTCATATCCCATGCTATTAGCCATTTGATGGATATGATGCTGACCCTTTTTGCCAGCGTAAATCCATTCCCACGCTATACCTTTTATGTCTAGCATCTGGAAAAAATGCGCGTATATAAGTTCGTTCCGCATATCTTGCGGTTCGTCATTGTCATCAAAGATAATTAACTTATCTACTTGCTGTGTCTGGTTAATAATTGCTTGTAATGTCAACGGCAAAGTTGTGAAATATCGACCTCGCGTAGCCACAGAGCAAAGCACTTTTTCTTTTTTTTCCCATTTAGCAATCATTAGATTAAATCGGTTAGTTTCGTTAATAGGTTGTACGCGCTGAGTTATATTACCGTTTTCTGCTATGTATTCAAACTTAAAGCCTTTAAAGTGGCTTTCGTTTAAACCGTGCAGTTTGTGATGCTCACCCCAAAAACCTTTAGGTTCATTCCAAGGACAAGTAATTAAAAGCACTTTGCAATGCTGTTGCAGTTTTTTGACAATTTCTAATCCATTGTCTAAATGCTCTATGACTTCAAAGGCAATGATGGTGTCGTATTGCTCTAGTTCAAATGTGTTTATGTCAGCATGGATAAATTGATTATTGCCATTCCACCCTTGTTCTTTGGCAACTTTAATGATTCTGGAATCGTAATCTAAACCCGTGTAATCTATATCTGGCAAAAACTGTCTGCCGTAGCCATTAGAGCAACCAACTTCTAAGACTTTTTTGCCGTAGATATGTTGGTTAGCCCATTCATAGCGTTGCTTTTCACGGGGATAAACAGCATCTCCTTTTAGAAATACCGCCCTTTCATAGTTGTTCATTAACTCTAATATCTTGTCTTGTTGCGTCATGTTATCGTGGATACACGGCATCCACCCTTGTATTAACTGCTAGTCCTGTGCCAAACACAATAGATGTTCCGCTTGTCACAGTTACATCTGTGCCGTTTACCATTTTTACACCATTAACAAACACTTGTATTTTTCCTGATGTGTAAGAAAGTGAAGTTGTAAATGTTGTTTGTGATGCTGTGGCTGTAAACGAATCATAAATCATGCCAGTAGCAGAACCAGAATATCCTGAATAGCCTGAAAATCCTGATGTACCTACTGCACCAGAATAACCAGAATATCCGCTTACGCCTGAACCAGAGTAACCTGAATAACCACTAAATCCGCTTGTTCCAGTTGCGCCATTAATGCCTGAATACCCAGAGTAACCAGATGTGCCGACAGCACCGCTATATCCTGAATATCCACTTGTGCCTTGTGCGCCTGTTGCCCCGCTATAACCAGAAATACCTGATGCACCATTGATGCCTGAGTATCCAGAATAGCCACTTGCACCAGTAGCACCTACCGCGCCCGAATATCCAGAATAGCCACTTATGCCTGTTGCGCCATTTTGTCCAGAATATCCGCTATAACCACTTGCGCCTGTTGCACCCACAGCACCAGAATATCCAGAGTAACCGCTTGTGCCTACTGCACCAGAGTAACCAGAGTAACCTGATGCCCCTGTTGCACCTACTGCACCTGAATAGCCCGAATACCCACTTGTGCCACTAGCACCGTTTAAACCCGAATAACCAGAGTATCCAGACGCACCAGTAGCACCAACTGCACCTGAGTAGCCACTAATGCCAGAATAGCCACTTATGCCACTAAAACCGCTATAACCGCTCTGCGTGTACATCACTTGCGTAGCAGTAACAATCACAGACGGGATTGCTGGTGCGGGGCTAGATGCAACGGCTGATTGCAATACTAAATGGACATTATTTGTTGACCACATTAATTCAAGATAGTCACCAGAGTTTAATTTCATTACAAAATTAGCCGCGCCCAACACAAACACCGCGCTATTTGTAATGCTTATCTTGCTATCTGTGTCTGGCACATTTGTGCCGTTTTTGCGTAGCCAAATGTTTATATCTGTGCCTGAACCACCGCCACCCGTATCTGTGGCTTGCACAGAAAATTGGATGTTATAAACACCCGTAACATCAAAATTAATGTGTGATGTGGATGATATGTTTACGCCAACAGAATCCGCATCTGTTGTAGGCAGAGCAATAGGATAGGCTGTATTTATTGCGGGTGCAGTAATGGTGTTACTGTTCCAAAAAGAACCCCAATTACCCTGTGCGCCCCCTACACCAGCCGCGCCCGATTGCCCCGAATATCCGCTATATCCTGAGATTCCAGAATAACCACTATACCCAGATGTGCCACTACCAGAAAATCCAGATATACCAGACCAACCTGAGTAACCAGACCAACCAGAAATGCCACTACCTGAGTAACCAGAAAATCCGCTATACCCAGAAATTCCAGACCATCCGCTAAAGCCTGATACACCAGAACCTGAATATCCGCTTGTGCCTGATTGTCCAACCGCACCACTAAATCCAGAAATACCGCTATACCCTGAAATACCAGAGTAGCCGCTAAATCCAGAAATACCTGATTGTCCAGATGGTCCAACAATTTGACCAACATCATTCCATGTTGTGCCTGTCCAAACATAAAGATCACCATCCGAATCCACAATGTATGCGTCATTGGGATTGTTGCCAACCAAAGGCAATAGGGCTGGATTAGCCACAGAGCCTTTTATGTTTATGGATGTGCCTTGCTGTCCAGAGTATCCAGAAAAGCCCGAATAGCCACTAATCCCAGAGCCTGAGTACCCAGAATAACCTGATACACCAGACCCAGAATAGCCACTAATACCAGACCAGCCTGAAAACCCAGAATAGCCTGATATGCCACTACCAGAATAACCAGAAATTCCAGAAAACCCGCTTATGCCCGACCAACCACTAAATCCAGAAATACCAGAACCAGAGTAACCGCTAATTCCAGAACCGCTATATCCAGAATAACCTGATTGCCCACTATATCCAGAGTAACCAGAGGTAGATGCACCGCTTAATCCACTAAAGCCAGAATATCCAGAATATCCAGAATAACCTATTCCAGAATAACCAGAATAACCAGAATAACCGCTAACCCCAGAACCTGAAAATCCTGAGTAACCACTAAAGCCTGAGTAACCGCTATAACCACTTCCACCTATAAATCCATCTTGACCAGAATACCCACTAAAACCTGAATAACCTGATTGACCACTATACCCAGAAATTCCCTGTGGTCCATATAGCCCTCTATCAATGTTAATAGTTTGCGTTGGTACTGGTGTAACTTCTACATTAATGTTGTTGTCGTTTACGACTGTGACTTGTATAGACATATTAGTTCACCACGCCATCTGAACGAACTAAAAACAACAAGAAAATAATTTGGTCTTGTTCTGGGTTTGTTCCATCACTAGGAAAACTTAACTTTATACGCCCACTAAACGCTACTGGGTCTGTTGCGTTAATGTCTAATTGTGGGTCTGTGGAAATAACAGACCAAGTAGATTCGTCAATGACTAGAGTAAACAATCCAGACGCATTTACACGATTAGCAATGGTCAATGATACTGCTGTGGGTGTGCTAACCGTATAATCAGCAATATCAAAACTAAGCCCGTAGCGCGTATCTACAAGATTAGAAATTTGTCTGCGAATAATCTGTGCGTCAATCGTAACGCCTGTTAAATCTATTGGCACTCCATCAGTAGCAAGTGCTAGATTCCAAAAAATTTTTTGGTTGTAAACAAGTTCGCCAGAAATAATCTGGTTATCAAACCCTGATACTTGCGTAAGGGTATTTTTAGAAAATAAAGCCATGACAGTTCCCTGTACTCAGGTTGTAACGCTCCTCGCGTACTCGCAAGGGTCGAGTGTCTTATCTTATGGTTTTATTTTAATACTTTCCTTCAGAAAACACATTCACAAACACAGTTCCATCTTCTAATGCTTCAATTTCATGCCATTCTTTTTCTTTGAGGTTTATGGGTTGTGTGTGCTTGTCAATTATTTTTTCAATGTTTTCTTTGCGTATAACACAACTTCCAGCATGACACATGGTTAGATGTGCATAGGCGTGTTCATGTTTTGGCAATCCCTCGCCTGTATTGGCATGGTAAACATTTATAACTGCACCGTCATACATTACATTGTGCGTTGGATTGATTGCTCGCATTTTCTTTTTCCGTTTTTACATCCATCCATTTACCTACATAACCTACTGACGCATTTATATATCTAACTTGCATAACCATAGTACCGTCTGCTTTTTGAAACATACGAAACTCAGGTGTAGAGTTTGGATATATCCCGCAAATCATAGCGTTTGCGAACCTTGTGTTTGTGGTTGTGTAGGTTCAGGTGGTACATAAGGCTTAATTTCACCAAATTCACCAGCAATTATTCTGTTGTATAAATCAATACCATGTGCTTCTACATCAGTAGCCATTGCACCAAAAGGCATTTCTTCATTAAATTCTGCCCATTTCACAGTAATGTGAATACAGGATTGGTCTTGTGTTTGATAAAACGGGTTTTTAGCGTATTCAAGAGTTAGCATTTTTATTTCCTTTTAAGATACACGACAAAATGTATACGGGTCTTGCGTTGGACAAGCGATAGTAACACCAGCACCTTTAGCCATACATCTCCAAGTACCAGCCCCTATTCCATCAGGATTAGAATATGTGCTTCCAACTGTGTAAGTATTAGGGATACGAATTGTTACCCCGTAAGAACCAACAGAAGCGGCAGTAGGACAAGCAACAGTTAAAGTTCCACTAGTTGTAATAGTGCCACCAGATAAGCCGTTGCCTGTTGCTACTGAAGTAACAGTTCCAGAACCACCAGTTCCCGTAATAGTAACTGCGCCTGTTGACGCAGAAACTGATACTGTTCCAGCACCTGTTACAGATGTAACACCAGCATTTGTTAGCGTTACAGAACTGCCCAAACTAACTGCGCCACCGCCTGACATACCAGTTCCAGCCGTAATTGTTACCGCAGAATTTTGCAATCCAGCGTTTGAGGTTGCCCCGCTTGTGTTTAGGTTATTGGCAAAATTTGCCAGATTTAATGCTTGCGTCATACCGCCCCCGTTCTAGTAAAAGTTTGTTGTACCAAAATGTTTGTGTTTGTTGTAGGAGTTGTGGACAAAGTGTATTGCCCACTAGCCACGCCATAATCCACAGTTTCTAATAACAATGCGCCATTATTCCAGATATTAACGGCATTTACATCATAGGTAAAGGGATAGACTGCCTGTCCAGCAATCGTAAATGCATCAATGTTTACGGGTGTTCCATTGGGTACGCCAAGGTTGTTTTGCGACCATTGGATAATCTGCAAATCACCCGTACAAGCATTTACAAAATTTATATCTTGTCCAACTATGTTGTAGTCTTGCGCGTTGATAACCGTGCCATTTAAAAATAATAGTTCGTAACCCGTAACCAGCGTAAATCCAGATGCTGTGTAAGAGCCTTGATTGCTTAATGTTGCGGAGTTACGGGTAAATGAGTTATAAGTAACGCTAGAAGAATTAACAGATGCAAAAGAAATAATGGTCACAATATCGCTAGCCGTAACACCAGTTCCTAAAGTAACAGATGAAGATGCGTCTGTATATTCGCTAGTATCTAGCAATAATCCATTTCTAAACACCCAACAATTACCGACTACATATCTAGCACTTCTACTGACGCTAAAAACAGTTTGTCCGCTAGATGCCGTAAAAGCGGTCATGGTGTAATAAAAATCATCGGGCGCAGAAAATCCAACTACGCGACCATAAATATCAATAGTCAGCGTTGCAACAGATGAAGTTTTGGTATATGCGCCACCAGCAAAAGTTAACAATTGCGCCAAACTTGCCACGACTTGACCCTGTGGATTGTTGCTAATTGCAATTTCGCCCGTGCCGACTGTGGTTGTGCCTGTTTGTATTAATTGACCAGTACGCACATTAAGGTCAATTATGTTATAACCATCCTCTAACCCGTTCCAAGTTGTTGGGTCATAATTGGTTGTATCAGTAGGTACAAACTGCGCTGAACCAGCCGCAAAATCTGCATTGCCCGTAGAAAAACTCACTAGATTATTAGTGCGATTATTCCAAAGAACATAGTTTGTTGTGCCAAATGTAGGACTTGCTGGATACCAGTTGTAATCAGATGGCGTTGTAGAAAATACTGGATTGTTTAAGTTGTAGATACCAAAATAAGTTTTGCCACCACGAGGGCTAGAACTAAATCCAGTTCCTGTTGCACTTGTTGCGTAGGCTATGCTTAAATATCTTGCAGAGAATTGGAATGTCAAAGGTCGCCAATTCAATACAGAACTAGCAGAACTAAATGGAGACTTAGCCACAGAGTTAACCATGCGACTAAAGAAATACCAGTTACCAGCAGTCAATCCAGATACCGTCACGGCTGGCATTACTTCACTATTTCCATAGGGTGTGCCATTACTCTGCACGGCTGTCGTGCCAGCAAATATCATTTGTGCCATTGTGGGCGTAGCAAATGCCGAATACCAAACCTCTGCATATTGCGTAATACCAGCACTAGAGGTTGTGACAATTACTTGAAATGATGGTACGGGCGCAGATGCTAATACATTAGAAACAGTAGGCGTAGGCACAGTTCCAAAAATATTAGGGTTAGGCAATCCCGTATTAGCAGATGGCGTGAATTGTGTAATGTTGGCATCATTAAACACAGTCGGATCATAGTTAGTCATTGTCAAATCGACTGTGATTTCCCCGTCTTGACCAAACTTTTGCACCACTTTTGTGATTCTGAATAACTTAGCAGTCCAGCCATAGTTAACGCTTGTGACTGTAACAATATCGCCAGCGTTCAATTCCAGACCAATGTAGCCGACTGTGCAAGTAACTTGCAAATCCATACGGGCAGACTTTAGGAATCTATTTCCTAGCATTTGCGCTTGGACATTGTTGTTACACAAATTTAACTGTACCGTCTGCATATTGACGGGTTCGTTAGGATATAGCAAAGAAGGCGCAACCACCGCCAAATCTATTTGCGTAGTGTTAAATGCGCTGTTTATGCTTAAGTCTGGAAATTGGCATTGCGCTATGTTGTAGGTGTTAGAAATATCTAGCGTAGATATGTTCATTGACGAAATCATGTTGCTATCATTTATGTCCATAGCAACCGTGTATGTCGGGCTTTGCACAATGACTGACCACAACCCATATATTTCGTTGTACTGCAAAAGACAATCACAACAGTTAGTCATGTCTTGCAGATTCTGCATGATGGTTTTTGTGGTATCCACAAAGCCATTCATTTTGAATCGCGCCTGTGTAGCAGAGCCACCAGAATAAGGTGTGTAGTTAATTGTTTGATTGCAATATGTATTTAGGGCAGTCAGGCTTGTTGTGTCTATTTGTGCCGTAGGTATTGCCGCGCCATATCTTGTATTGGTCAAATAATCATAAAGCACATCTCCCGCGCTATTGCGTGGATTTATCACCTCAAATTGTGTTTGCTCTATGTTAGTAATGTTGGCGTTTTGGTTATAGTTCAAATGCACGATAGCAAACGCACAATCGCTCATTAGTTTTGTGGAATCCCATGTATAGGATAGCCCACTTGTCTGCATTACAGTTATTGCACTTGTAGACGAATTGACTGGGCTGTTAGAGCCGTTGTTATATAAATAAATATATAAATGTCCGCTTACGCTGTTGTCTGTCGTGCCTGTGGATTGGTCTGTAAGCCCTACAACTTTTGTCTGGTCTGTCCCATCAAACACGCACAATTTACCGCCATAGTAAATGTTGCCAAATGACAGCGTGTCTGGCGTTGCCCCGCCTGTTACTTCGCAAATAGACAACACATAGTAAAGGTCTTGATTGTTAGTTGTAATGCTTAAATCGGTAATAGTGCCACCAATGTATGTTCTGCCATAGACAATAGGCAATTTATTATTTGTGGCTGGTGCTACTTGTAGATTGCTTCCCGTATTTAGCGTATTTTCGTTTGCATTAGGCTGTACAGGGTCACTTGCAAATGCTTTAGAAACAATAGATGATGCAACCATTGTGACAGCAAATGAGATAACTTGCGCTGTCATTCCAACAATGCCAACCTCTGCTAATAATGGTATTAATACAAACGACATTTATATAACCCAATCATTAGCGATTTTTTTTGCGCCATATTTAGACAAATCCGCATCGGTGAAATTGGAAATATAAAATTCCACAATTTCATCCCGTGCTTTCATTTCATTGCCAATTTCAATGTATTTTTTTATAAGTTTTACGCTTGTTTTTTTGCTAGTGCTGTAAAGCATAGATTCTTGCAAAATCCACAATTTAGGAATCCAAAAACACGGGGCTTTTAGCGCACAAAGAAATCCATCTTCTGCAATCAGCACAAAACCTAGACCAGCGTATATTTTGGCTAGTTGCTCATCTACAAAATTGCTTGACCATTTGTCTATATGCAAAGACAAAGCATTACCGTGGTTAGCATGGAATTCTTTTAGGAATTCTTTTATCTGCTCATTGTCAAACTTATTGGCAAATCTAATCATACTTGTTTGCCGAATGGGTAATAAATTGTTGACACAAACCCAACGCGATTCATGCTTGTATCTGTCGAATTGTAAAACTTCCAACTGGCGTCATTGGTAAATCTGCCACCAGTACGGTTTTGCAAAATAATCTGGATGCTAGATGCGCTGACAGATATTGTGCCTACAAACATTCTTGCATCTTCCATCCATTGTTCGCTAATGGTAAAAGTATTTATATAACCATAAAAATATTGATACAGACCGCCCGTGCCACCGCCAGTTATAAGGTTGCCATCGGTATCAAAAAAGCCTTTCCACATTGTTATCTGTGAGCCTTTAATTTCCTGTCCTAGCACCCACCCAAGCAATGCAGTATCTATACCGACCAGCGTTATGGATGTTTGGTTAGCGGTACTCTTAATGTCGCGCTGTACCTCACCAATACCAATCAGCGACCCTAGCCCGTCAAATGTTCCAATACCAGATATGGTCAATGCTGTTGGCGTAGTCGCAAACCGATAAGTAGCCGTAGGCGTAACCACTTGCACAAAGTCTGCATAGCGGATATTGCTAGTGTTTTCTACGGGCGCAATTACATTCATAGCACCAGTTCCATTGCTTTAAATGTGGAGTTCCACGCCACAAACGAATCGTTAGTCATTGGGACTAGCGTATAGGTCGGGTATTGCTGTAAAACAATCTGGAATGTCACGCCTGTATAAGTAGAGCCACCCATAGATACGGTTGTGCCATATTGACCAATTACCGCATTGACTGCACTTCCTAATGGTCCATTAATTAAATTTCTATGCACGGGGATAGTAACCGTAGAGCCTGTTCCGCGCTGAACATCTGCGGTTGCTATGTAGGTATATAGCCCTATTTGGCAAAAGTCTCCAGTTTTAACAATGTAAGCAGATGATGAAATGGCTGGCAGATTTCCAAGCACCATGTTTTTTGCGCTAGAACTGGTCTGCCATTGACATGACGCAATTTGCCCACTTGTCATATTGCCTTGATAAGCAATGTAGTTAACCCAACCCGTAGAGCCAAAGTTTAAATACTGCGGTAAGGCTTTATCGTAGTAGCGTAAGTTTGCAAGCAATCCGCGATTGGTGCTGTATTGCAAATAACTGTGTGGCTTGAATTCAAACTGAAATGGCACAACCGTGATAATTTCAGATGTAGATATGCGTTGATTGCGTGAAATGACTTGCCCGACAAAACGCTGGTCATTGATAGACACAGATTCAGCGATAGCAAGAATGTCGTTAATGTTTGCCATGTTTTACCTACTTTGCGGTAATGACCTTTGCGCGGTCTGGTTAGCCGCCCAAACTGCGCTCTTGTTTTTAGCCAAAAATTGTGTGGCTGATTGTGTATCTATCGCGCTCATGTTGGCGATATATGGACCATTGTAGGTAATGCTTGGCTGATTGTTACCTAATGAGCCAAGCATATTATTAGGAATAATTGTGCCAGCCGTTTTAGGCACAAATATTTCTGGACCACGCTCACCAACAATAGATGGCTGTCCTACTGCGGGGTCACCGCCATTCGCATACATTCCAGAAACATCTATGCCATATTGATGTGCGCTTGCACTCATAGTTGTGCCACCACTAAATAAACCACCAAACATTGACATTCCACCCATGCCTTTAAAAATAGATAAGGCTTGTGCTTTAAGTTGAATAGCAATAATGTCTTGAATGATGCTTTGGGCTAATGATTTAAATGATATTTTTCCAGTACGGGCAAAGTTATCTATTGCCGCTTCCATATTACCTATAACAGCCTCAAAAGCCATTTGCCCTTGTTCCATTTCTGTTTTGGCATTACGGAAGTAATCACGCATTGCCATTTCAAATCCCTGTCCAAATGTTCCTTGGCGCAATGCTTTTGTAGCCTCATTTCTAGCCCTAGCATTTTTTTCTGCTAAATCAAATAATTCATACTCTTGAAGTATGAGTTGTTCTTTTGCGTCTTTATCTAGGTTTGTGTTTTGACCAATTTCTTTTATTTTTTGTGCTCGATTACTTTCAATTTCGTACAAATCTTTTTCTAACTGCACATCTTCTTGTCTCATGTGCAATCCGCGAATACTTAATTCAAACATTGCTTGCTGGTCTTTTAATTCACGCTCTGCAACTTGCTGACGAATAGCAATCGTATGATAGGCTTCAACTTCTTTTTCTAAGGTTTGCATCCTTAATTTATCTTGGTCTTGCAAATCTTTATTAATAATTCGATTGTTATGCAATGCCAATGCCGCCAATCTTTTGGCTTCGGCATCTACACCTTCTTTTGTTTTTCTTCCATATCCTGTTGCGCTCTCTTGTCCCATCCAATCTTTGTATGGTCCAGTATCAAATTGCCCTAATTCCTGAAGTCTTTTAAAACGCGCATATTCATCATTAAATTTTTTAAGTTTTTCTGCATCTGCACCAAACATTGCAAAACCAAATGCACTTGTAAAGTCATACAACATTTTCATGTTGCGACCTAAATTTTCAAATACATCTGTCAGTTTTTGCATTTCTAATTTGGTTTCTTCTACCCAATTTAGAAACCTTAATGCTGGTGTTCCAATAAATTCTGTAAATGCAACTAAAGATTCATGTTGCATTTTGTGGAGTTTGTCCCATGCATCACCAGCATCTTTTACGCTCTGTGCTTGTTCCTCTGTAATATGGGTTATTTTTTCCATATCACGCGCAACATCACCAATAGCAACGCCTTTAACGGCTTTGCCAAACATTTCCATAGCGCGAGCATTTCTTGTCAATGTATCTGGCATTTGCTCAAGACCTTTAAAAGTCTTAGCAAGCAGTTGTTCCATGCTCATAGAGCCTAAATCTTTTAGGCTTATGCCAACATCTTTAAATGATTTTTGCGCTTCAAATGAGCCTGTTGCCGCCTTATCTACAAATGCAGTAAATGACGAAAGCATTTTGCTTGCGTTTTCTGCTCTACCACCGTTTTGCTCTAATGCCTCGCTTAACTTTAAAACAGTAGTAATTGCAACTTCGTTAGCAGTAGCCACATCTGCAATAGAGTCAGCAAACTCTAATGCTTTATAAGTCATTGCGGTGAATGCGGTTGCCGCCACAAGTCCATAATTTTTGGCTTGCGTAGCAAATTCAGACAGATTCTTTTTGGCTTCTTCTATGCCTTTTACAAACTCTGCACTATCTATGCCTAGTCTTACACCTAGTCGAGCAATCGTATTAGCCATGCTTGAACCTATCCTGTTTAAAATCTGGTGCTTGGGTCATAAACGCCAGAAGGCTGTTATTTACTGCGGCTTTCTTGTCTTGTTCGCTCAATGGCGGGTAGATGTAATCATACGCGCTACCCAAAATATTGGCTAGTTTATATGGGCGAGAATTTGCCTGTCTCATGTAATTAAACACACCAGCAGTCAGCGTACCCAAAGTTTCCAATACGGCACGATTGCCAATCAGCCCATCTGCATACATTGTCTGTATTTGCGCCATTGTTATATCGTCTATGTCCGCAATAGAATCATGTGTATGCCCATTGAAAATCATTGCGACCTCAACTTGCTTTCTCAATGAGCAAATTAGTTTCCCCGTGTTTCCTTATAGTTAGGGCTAATAGCCTCTGCAATTTTTTCCACTAAAGTTATTTGGATGGATATGGGAAATTCTGCTTCTATTTCCTCATAAGATAAGTCTGCTAATGAATCGGCTTCGTTTTCAGGTATAAGCAGTTTTATATATTCTGTAATCCTGTTCTGCGTCATCAATTTAAGTTTGGCAGTTTCGTGCAAAGATTTACCATTTATCAAAATGTCGTTATCTACAAACTTAAATTCCTCAGTTTCCTGATTTCTAAACTGCTCTATGGGCTTGGCAATCTGGTCATAGATTACCGCCACATCCTCATTTTTGGGGTTCTGGATGCGCTCATACATAGCATCAGATTCAGCCACAGTCGGAACTCTGACTTTGAAGGTATGACCGCCTAATTCAAATTGACGGATAAATAGATTTTTGCGCTTGCCCTCATATTGAGAGCCAAGCAATGTGGCTAGTTTTGTCATATATTTTCCCTATCATTTAGTGTTTTTTGCCCTGAAATTTTCAATGCGCCTACCGATTATCGCACCTAGCGTATTGGCTACTTGGCTTGCATTTATCTCTAGCGCGGGGCGCATAAATGGCTGTGCGCCATTATGGGCAGAGCCAAATTCTTGTGCTATCGCTCTAGCGTCATAAGGAAAGTTAATAGATGCGGCAAACTCTTTAAACTTTTTCCTGTACGCGCTTTTATCCCGCAAATATAGGTCTGCGTTTTCAGCGTAAAACTGTTGGCGTTTCTTTTTTGGAAATGCCTTAGTAGTCACCAAAGCAATAACGGTATCTGTCGGGTTAGCGTACTTTGACCGTTGGTCACGCTTAGTAGGTCTACGCGCCTCTATTTGCAGAGTACGGGCTAGGTCACCAGTATCTTTAGGGGCTAGTAGTTTGGCAGTTGCAAGCACGGGGCGCATTGCTTCTCTCGCGGCTGGCACTAACACCTTGCTAGTAGCCTTTTTATCGCCTATCTCATCCGCTAATTCATTAAATACGGCTAGTGCATCACTTAATCCAGTAACCTCAACTTTACTGTAAGTAGCCATATTAGACTTTCTTGCTAATCACCCGTTGGAACAATTCGTTATTTAATTCAATAACATAGTCAACAATCTGGGTTGGCGTTAATTTGTCTGCGTGGTTAGCCGCGATTTGATGCGCCAAGGTAATGCCGATAATCTTTTGTTGCAAAAACCCAAACCATTGCTTGTTTCCCGTATCCGCTTGCGCCACCAAAAAACCAAGCAAATCGTTTGAATCTTTTATCTGCATTTATTCTTTTGTTTCTTTTACTGTTTCTTGTATTGTCACGGGATTCCATTTAGCCAAGGCTTGCAAGGCAACCATTTCTGGGGAATCTGGGTCTGCTTTTGCAATCGCTTGCGCGACCTCGTTTGCATCGACCACCTGACCCCTCGCTAAAAGGGTCAGGTCAGAGTAACTGCTGACCATTGTTGTCAGCACATCTTTTAGTTTTGCCATATTAAGTGCTTGCTGTCCAGCCGTACTGGTTGCCACGGGGGTGAATAGTGAATGTCACTTTGGCTTCCGCATTGGGTGCGGAATCAATCTGCCACTCGCCTACGCGCCCGTTAAAGGCGTAGTTCACAATGCCTGTGCCATCGGTAGCAGAAATCACAAATGTGCGGTCAATCATGCCGTTATAAGCATCTCCACGCAACAACAACAGGACAGAATCGCTAGGATTCCATGCCGCAGTAATTGTCATGCTAGTAGGCGCAGATTGCGTTGGGATTTTGTCCGATTGGCGCGAACCAGCCACAGCAAACGATGCCATTGCGTCATCTTGCCCAAACGCTGGAATAGCCTCTACTGGCACTAAATTGCTAGATACAGCAATCGCGCTGACGCTTGCATAGACAGACAAATTAGCCACAGTCAGGGGCGTTGGCGTTGCCGATGGTTGGCAATATAAGGTTGCTGAAAATCCAGCAAGAATTTTATTTGGTAATGCCATTTTGATTTTCCTTCAAAAAAAAGTTTGTGAAATTATCTTATGTTGGTACGTCAATTGTGCAATCCAGAAAAATCTGCGCCAATTTGTCTGTGTTGTCGTATGAGTTATAGAGCCATTGCACATCTGCTTTGGACACATAAACCTGATTGGGCGAACTGCCTAAAAGACCGCTATACCCGTGCAATGATTGTAGTATCAAATTACTGATTGTGAAACCATCCTCAATTAATTGCGTGAATATGGAAATCTGGAATGTCGGGGTATCTATGCCTTTTACGCCCTGATAAATACCCGTGTAAACAGGCTGATGGACATTCCGCAAATTCCAAGTCACAAACTTTGGCTGTGTGGCAAAGTTGCGGTTAAATGCCGCATACACAGGCACAGGCGTGACTATTTGCTCTAGTTGGTACTGGATAGCCTTGCCGTATAAAACGGGGTTCATTTGTGCCATTTAAACCGCCACAACAGGGTCATTGCGGACACAAAGGATTCTGACCGTCATACGGTCATCCGCTTCCCGCACATTGTCTATACGCCAATCAAAGCCTCGCCAGTTAATGGAATAGAGGTTTTGGTTATCAATCATTTCTTTTGTGTAGGGCGTGTAGTTCAGCGTGAAATCCACTACATCCGAATAAACCCTGTATTTTTCAGAAATCTTTACATGGTTAGCAACCGAATGGACACGCGCACGGGTCTGAAACCATTGCGTCTGCGTTGTGCTTTGCTCACCAAAAGTGCTTTTACCAAAGGTCAGCGAATTCACGGTAATGTTTTCAAACCGCGCTATTGCCATTTACATCACCAAAGGTTTATACGGGCGCAACAAAGTTGATACGCCAAAAGGAATGTTTTTTAATTGAATGTCTGTTGTATCGCTACGATTGTTGTAAAGATGGGTCAGTAGCAGTAGTGCCGCTTGCTTAACCACGGGGTAAGCCGATATCGGGTTAGCCACAGTCGTATATTCGCAATACACGGGGCTAGTCATGCTGGAATTAAGGTCTGAAGGCAAGGTCTGCAAAACCACTTTATTGCCAGATGGGTCGTAATAATAAGTCGTAGCAGATAGCGTGTATAGCACGGGGATGCTTGCATCTGACCAATACTTAACCGCATTAACGGTCACACCAGATTGGGTCGGGTTGTAGTTTTGACTTACCTCTGGCAAGTCTAGCGTTAATGGCGTTCCATAAAGACTTGTAGCGTTGTACCAGACCCGATAAGAAGTAGGGAATACCGATAGCCCCAGATAATCCTCAATAGCCTGTCTAGTGGCTAATTCAAGCCCATACAGATAATCCGCTTGGCTGGTATCGCCAAACAGATTAAGTTGTTGGGTTATCTCATCTAGCGTAAGCCAAGGCGTAGCCAAGTCACGGGCAATCTGTTCAACTTTTGCGTAATTGAACGGGTTGCGCGTGGGTGCGCCATAGTTTAAAAAGCCTGTTTGGTCAACAGACATAATTAAACCCCGACTAGGCGAACACCAGCAAACGGGTCGCGCACGGTGCTGACCATGCGCTTTTCAGCAAATAGGGTTATAAAACCAGCCTGTGTTTGTTCCATTGCTTGCACGGTCATTTCTTCTACATCAGCAATAGTTACAAACCGTGACCAGTTGGCTAAATACACAGAAAACTTACCGTTTCCAATAGTGTCCATGTTTGGATTAGGAATAACGGGGAATCCAAATACATAGGCAAGTGCGCCACCATCTTCGTCACCCACTTCCACAAACATAGGTGCGCCACCCGTAGAGCCTTTGAGTTTACGCAGAGCCTGAATAGTGCTTGGGTGCATCATCCATGCCGTGCCAGCCAAACTCCAATACGGGGCTGGTAGCGCATTAGCCGTGTTAACGATATCATCATAGGCAATAGATGCACCAGCCTGACTAACGGTTGCAATAGAGTGGATTCCATCTGTGATTGCGTAACCGCTAGAACCATAGGCAGATGTTCCCGCGCTTGTGTAGGAATTAAGCCCACGCAAGCCATTTGTGCCACCCGTGGTTGTTGTGGTTGTTCCAGATTGGTCGTTATTTTGAACCATTGATGCACCCTCAATAGTCAAAAATTCCAGAGCCAAATCTTCTACGATTGTTTCGTTTAAATAATTTACATCCGACAGCACGGCTGTGCGGATAGGCAATTGCGCCACAATCACGCGAGTTGGCAGTTGCCAAATGCTAGTGTTAGTGTTTGGTGTGCCTGAATCGGGTGTGAATGTATAAGTCCAAGGATTGGCTTGGTCTGCCGCATTACCCGTCTTAGCCACAAACTGCACAGCAGAGCCAGATGCGGGGATTACTCGCGCACCTTGGCGAATTGGGTTTGCGAAACGCAGAGCCGCAAACGCATCATCAAAATAAGTGCGACCACCAACCCCATAACCAGAGCCTGTGATTGCAGACGCTTCGCGCAAATCAATTTTTACTTGATTGCCTGTCTCTAGTGTTTGCTTAATGCCTGTTAGGATTTTTTCGGTGATGGTCATTTTGTTTATCCAAATTTGGTTGCAGAAAAAAGGCGAGGGGCGAACCCCTCACCAAGTTGGCAACGATTAGGTCGCTGTACCAGTAGAACGATAGCGAACACCAGCGTTAGGATCACGCACAGATGTTGCCAAACGCTTTTCACCAAAGAATGTGATATATCCAGGGAGTGTTTGATCGTATCTACGCATGACCATATTCAAACGGTCAATGATTGTGTGGAAACGCGACCAATCAGCAAAGTACATTGGATAAAGGCTGTTTGTACCAGCAGAACCAGTTGTTGCTTGTGATGGGTTGTCAAGATACTTGTTCATAACAACATCAAAGCCTAACATCTGTCCAATAATGCCATCTGGGTTCAACGATTCAACAGAGTTGAAAATTGGTCGACCATTAGTATCTTGCAGACCGCGAATTGCCTGTGCCAAGATTGGATTGACCATAAACTTAGCGTTAGGTGTCCAATATTGTTGTGGCAATGCGTAAATAAGATTAATCACATCTTTATACGCAATGTTGTTAGCACCGACAGTATTAGCGTTTGTGGTTAACTGGTCATAGGTTGCAAGGCTATGCAAGCCTGTGGTAGAGCCTGTTCCGCTAGAGCCAAAAGCGGCAGTAGAGGTTGTTCCACCAGCATAGGTAGCGTTAGAGCCAGCGTATTGGTCAAGACCACGCAAGCCGTTAGTTCCACCGTAAGGGTTAGTTCCAGACTGTGCGGCTTGGTCATTGTTTTGAATCATTGACAGGGCTTCGCTTTGGGCGAATTCCAGCAACATATCATCAACGACATTGGCTTCCAAACCATCAATGTCATCCAACGCGGCAGTACGAATCGGGAATTGCACATTCAAATCTTGCAAAACTAATTGCCAAATAGATGTGTCCTCAGTTGTAGTCGCACCGTTGTTTTGGATGGTGTAGCCCCATGCCGCACCCGCATTACCAGTTTTGACGCGGAATTGATAAGAAGAACCATCGGTTGCTACTGTGCGTGAGATACCGCGCATGGGGTTAGCCAAACGCAATGCAACAAACACAGGGTCATACGCAGTACGACCACCTTGGTTATTACCACCACCCGTCAATGCAGAGGCTTCAGTCATATACGCATCGTATTGACTTTCATCTTCAAACATTTTGAGTTCTTTTTCCACCATGCGACCGCCCTTGTAGTAAGAGGCAATTTGCTCTTTTACTGCGCGGTTTACATCCTGACGCACAGTCTTTGCTGGTGCGCGGATAACCTCTGGTGCTTGCACAGATGCTACTTTGGCTTCCAGAGCAGAAACAATTTCTTGAAACTCTGCTTTAACGGCTTCCACAGATGCTTGTGCTTGTGCTGTAACTTCTTCAATTTTTGCTGTATTTGACGCTTCAATAGCGTCTAATTTTTCAATGATTTCTTTAGACATGATTAACCTTTCAGTCTGTTATTAAGTTGTTTGAGAATCTCGCGCTCATCTAAGGCTTTGAGAATCTCTGCTTCGGTCACATCCACATCTGATTCGCTCAGTTGGGGCGCATTTTCAATAGGTTTGGATGCATCACGCTGTTCCAATACTTTCTTGAAGATAGATGCGGCTGTGACCGCATCCTTTTTAGATAGGCTTGCATCGCGCAATGCCCGTTCTAAAACTTTTAAATCCGCAGTTCCATCAGCGCGGAAAAACTCTAATTTCTGCACTTCTGCCATTGGATTGTTGGGATACATGACTACGCTGACTTCGCGCAGTCCACCTTTAGTAATTTGGAAATATGCCTCGTCACTATCATCTGGTTCACCGTCTGCATTGACCATCATGTAGTTTTCTGCATACGCACCAACAGATACGCCACCAAACATATTGGGGCTTTCGCTCATTACTTGGTACAAATCAGAGCCAGCAGTTGTGTTCATGTATATACGACCTTGCGCTGACATACCTTTGTCATCAAACTCAAATGAAGTCCATTCACCAACGGGAATTGCATCTGCATCATGGTTTACAAACATCGGTAATGGTCTGCCTTCTTTAGAAAAAGAATCAGCCCATTCCATAAATGCCTCTGGCTTGTAATTAAAGCGTCTACCATCTGCGCCCTCTCGCGCACCCCAAGTAGTTACAACGGCTTCAATCTTCCCTGTCGGTTCTGCGTTGCCTTGGTTTTCTAAAACCAATTTCGCCTCGCATACCATCATTAAGTTTTGCGTCATGTATAACCTCATTGACTTTAGTTCGGTCTATATCTTTTATTGTAGTCAATGGTCTGCCCCTCTTATTTTGGGCAGATTTTGTGCTGTATTTTTTCAGCAATGCTACCATTAAATCAAAATTATTGGACAATTTTTTATTGCCCAATGTTCATTTTTCTGGTTTGATTCCCGCCACCACCGCCCGTATCTTGTGGGCTAGTGCCTTTAATCGGGTCACTAGATTTTGAAGAATTGAGTTCATCTGCACCATCCATATTCATTTTTCCTAGATACTCCCGCGCCTCATTTTGCGTAAGTATTCCAGCATTTACACCAGCAACCACATAGTTCATTTGGTCTAGTGGTGCGCCCTTTAAAAAGTCTTGCACATCAAATTCTATGCACAAATTGGGATAGCCCTTAAATAAAGATTGTTTCAATTTCTGCTGAAGATTGACAATGATTGGATACATTGTCGATTTATAGAATTCATCCAGCATCGTCTGTGTATTATTATATTTTTGGTCACCAATATGCAACATGGCTGGCGGTACGCCATATAAGCCACAGATGCGTTTCATGGTCTGCATCTTTAAATTAGCCAAATCCGCATCTTGCAAAGTCAGCATTTTTAACGGTTCGTATTTCATACCTTGGTCTAGCAACATACCCTGACCAACTTTGCTTGGGTCTGTCTGCTGACTGCCGACCATGCTCGACCATGCTTCCTTTAGCCGTGCCGCAATTTCTTTATATTTGCCATCTGGGATTACATTTTCTGTAATAAACATACCAGACGGTTTTGCCCCATTAAGCATAATAAAGTTTGCATATAAATCAATATCTTGGTCTAAACCGACTAATTCTGCCGCCAAAATCCCTTTGTTAAAACCCGCAGAACCTTGCCACGCCATATCTTTGCAATGCATGATTTGATGCGCCTGTAATGGTTCGTCTTTGCTGAATCCATAGGATGGCGTAGATAGCCTATAACTAGGATAGCGCGTAGGCGTTATCTGGACAGCAATAAGCGTACTGTCCATTTCATACATTTCTAGCGGGGTCTGCGTTGAATCTTCTTGGTTTTTTCTCCACCAAAGCGTAAACGCCTCGCCTAGCAATTCATGCCACATCATCCATTGATACCAAAACTCATAGGATGATTGGAAATTATTAGGGTTTGTCAGTAGCGCATAAACTTGCTTGGCTTTGACCTTATCCCGTGCGCCTACGGTTTCATCAGTCAGCGCATTTACATAAGTGCCATCATCAGCCAACGCCATGATTTTTATGGGCAGTTGCGCCAAAGCACGGGCTTTTACAGCCACGCAAGACATAACCGTGCTATTGCGCGTCAGTAAAGATACATCTACTGGTCTGCCAGCCGTGGTTGTGCTGGATGTAGTGACATAGAGAATCTGCGTGTTTACCGTAGGTCGCCTGTTATCGCCCTGATAAACAATGTTATTACCTAGCGCAGTCTGTCCAAAAAGCGTATTAGATTCTTTGGAAATATTGTCTTTTCTTTTGAATATGTCAAACATTCCCATGTTTTTCCCCTAAAAGGTTCTGAATCCAAACCCTGACATTGTAGGATTATCTAGCGAACAATGCATCGCTATGATTAAACTGATTATGCCATCAACTTTGGCAGATTTGTCAGCCTCATTTTTTCTGACTTTAACATTTCCGTTTACATCTTCATAGACTTCGCAGTTTCCTAATTGCCAGCCAACAAACGGGTTTCCGTTGTGCTTGACTCCGTAGTTCATTATTAATTTTTCAACATGCTTGCTTGGGTTGCTTAAAACCGCCATGCCTTGACCGACTTTTTTAACTGGCAGTCCAGCATCATGCAGACGGGCTACAAGGCTTGCCGCATTGTAGGCATCAAAGCCAATTTCTTTTACATCGTATTTTGTGGATTGGGCAATGATGTAGTCGCTTATCTCGCGGTCATCCATTACATTACCCTCTGTTATATGCAAAATTCCAGATTGCCGTGCAACCCTAAAAATATCACCATAATGTTTAGGTATAAGGGCGTAGCCTTCCTCTGGCAGAAAAAATTTAAACTCTGCTTCAAAGTCATCATCTGCAAATCGCTTAAGGGTGCAGACTGCGTTCAGGTCGCGAGTAGCCGCCAAGTCAAATCCTATAAACACCGCCTCGGGTTCACGCTCTCCCACAATGGCGCATTTTTCATCATCCCAATAAGCACGGTCTACCCAAGCGGAGTTAGCACTAACATATATATTTAGTGTTTTGCAGAGAAACTCATTTAGCGCGGCTGGCTTATGTTTTGCCTCTTCTGCGCGTTGGGCAATAGCATCCTCAAAAATAGATATGCCGTGCATCGGGTTAGCCTTTGCCCATGTAGCGGGATTGCGCCAATCATCATGCGGGTCTAGCCCATACATAAGCCCAAACCATCGCGGATTGTCTGTTGCCTCGCCTTTAAGCATTGCCTCTAGTAACATCATGTCTTCATAGAATTTTGTCTCTTTTGTAAATGATGCTGTTGTAATGTATATCCGTAGCGGATTTTGTCGCGCCACCATACCAGAGTAAATAACCTCAATAGCGTTGCGATCAACAATCTGCGCGGCTTCATCAATAATGGCGCAAGACGGGTTCATACCGTCACCCGTTTTTTTAGTGTCACGCGACAGGGCTTTAAATTTTGTCTGGGCATCGCCTGTTTTAGTTATCTGATGCCGAGACACATTGTATAAGTTGGCTACATCTGTGGGCATATATTCCACAAAACCCGATGCCGCATTAAACACAATAGATGCTTGGTCGCGGTTAGTTGCCAGCGTATAGACCTCTGCGCCAGCCTCGCCAAAAACCAATTCATACAAACCAATAGCGGCAATCAGCGTAGACTTTCCAGCCTTGCGCGGAATGAAAATAATCACATCCGACACCATACGCTTGCTTTGGTCTTTTTTGCCTCTAAAGCCGTAGATAGCGCAAATGATAAAAATCTGAAATGGCTGAAGTTCTAGCGGTTTGCCAGCATCAGGACCTTTAGTGTGTTTTAGTGTGGATGCAAATTCCAAGAAATGTTCAACATATTTGACATGGAATTCCCAAGCCCAGTTTCTGTCTTCGAGTTGATTAAGAAATCGCTGACACGCAAGCCGTACATTGTGACAAACAATTGTTTCACCTTTGACAACTGAAACCGCATACAGGATTCCATCTTCATAATTCATTAAGCAACCTTATTTTTATGGACCATTTAGCAATTTGCTGTATTTGCCACCTTCTTGTTTGTTAGTAGCCAAACGCCCTCTAGGGGTTAGCCCTAGTTCATTCATTAAAACAATAGCGCGTGATAGTGCCTTGTCACCAGCAGTCAAAAACGGGTTAGGTCCAATAGTTTGCCCGTTATTAAATGCGGTAATGATTCCTTTTTTTTGCACTCCTTGCCAGCACTTAATGTAAATCTCAATCTGTGTAGCAAGCGCGGCTAGGACATGCTTATCTTGGTCAGAACCTATCCCATAGGTATCCCATAGGAATTCGCTGGTTTCGGTTATGAATCTGTTTCTGTCCCAAGAATCTGGGTCGTCTAACCAATCTGCTCGAGGTACGCGCTGACGCACTTTCTCAGGCAAGGGCGTAGCGTTGTGCGCTTGCTTTGTGCCATGCACTAAATGCAGTTCTGGCGGTAAACGATTAGTCATTGCTGTTCCTTTTCATATTATCTGGCTTATATACCCCCCCGCTCCTACTCATTTTGTGCAAATGTACC